TGTGCTGCATAAGCGTCATCCGATTCGCGGGTACGATAGGCCCTAGACCTCGGTCAAACCCAATCCTCGATGATACGCCCAACTGCGGCCTCGTCAAGATCATCTTCACCAAAAAGTGAAGCCATCAAAACCTCCAGAATGTCGGTAGCAGTGAAACCATATTTCCAATGATAAAACCGCGTCATGTCGTCACGTGAACAAAAATGGGAAACTTGCAAAGCCGCAAGAATCCCACGAACACCCAACTCCAAAAACGCGCCTTTAACGTTCCACCCCAAACCGTCCAGAGAAACAGAATCAATGTCTCCACAAAGTTGGTTGAAGCGAGTAAGATAGCACCTAGATATGACAGGACAATGTCTGAACTCATAAGCATAGCTCAACGCCTTACCAGCGAGATAATCGGCATCAGAAACAGCCTCATTCGCACTGGCACGAGCATTGAACCTAGCAAGAGCCTTGCCAAATTTAGGAACCATCACATAACCCTGATTAGTCATGATGAAGTGCCTGGATAAAAACGAACACTCTGATAAGTGTGCAAAGACCGAAACCTTCGCACGCATGCCAGCGAGTACGCACACATGCTCATACGCCCTTCGGAGGGCCCGCCTACGCGCAGCCCAAGGATTGTCAAGACGCATAACCATGTCATCACCCAACACAAGCACATCACCAAAGAAGCCGTAGCGTGTGCAGAAAGCAAAATTGATACTCATATTCCACATAGAGTTTCTAAAAGTTGTCGATTGCGCACCAGTAGGTAGCTGGTTAGCAACTCTGGCTCTCACACCAAACTTTCGCGAAGAAACAGCGAAAGAATTAGCGTGGAGCATTAAACTTGTAAGCCAGAGAGGCGCACCAAGCCGGCGCAACCACTGAATCTCCAACAAGTGAACATCTCTTAACTGAGTCATGTCATTAGAGGAAAAATCGCTTTCTATGAATACGCTGGAATCAGAACCATGGCGGGTAATAAAACCCACAAGCGACTCTGATTGTTGTTTGTACGCACCCATATAGGCGACATCCTCGGCACGATCATGACCACGCAAGAGCCTGAACATTCTTTGTGTACATGCCTGCATCACAGGACCAAGCATGACATTATGCAAGTCGGAAGATTGATAGATAACTCTAGGTGCCCAGTCAACATCATGTCTTTTCAATAAAGCCTCAACCTTAACAAATATCTCCTTAGAAGTAAAAGTGCGTGAAGTGCACTCGGAGACAAGGGGCAATACTTTAAGATGTTTAGCTTGCTTGGAAGCTTTAAACTGGGAATTCCAGGTGTGAAATAACTCGGGCGTCCACTCAATAGGATCGCAACCTGGACCAACTACTTTGTCCAAAAGGCTGATGGAAGCCTTGACAATGGTTTTATCAACCCTAGCATCACTGTAAAAATTACAGCGCTTGTCAAAAGCTGCTAGGAGATTCTTGCGGCTACTGTCAGGAACGACAGGATAATGTTGAGCCACAAGAGGACCGAGAACGTCAAGTCGAGTGGAAAACTCGTCCTCCTTACGAGGATCTCTCATCAACCCCACGTTGGCAGGGGTCTTAAAACTACTGGGGACTCGATTGCTTCGAGCGCGAACACGCTTGTGGTAATACCAAGCCGCGGACCCAGGTTTGAGCGAGGCCCTTACCTGCTCCGTACGGAGAGGCAGGGCCATGTAAAGTAAATGTAAATGTAAAAGTGAAAGTAAATAGAAGTAAAGTGACAAGCGAGCAG